GGCCGTCCGGGGGTGCAGTGCCGGTAGGGCTCGAACTGCTGTCCCCGGACGGCGAGGAGGACAGCGAGCCGGAGTTTTTTGCCTGCGCCTCGCTCGGCGCGAACAGGGTTTCGACATGCTGGCCCAGCAGCACCAGGTGGATCTCCGGCACCGCCAGCAGCACCGAGTCGGGGATGCGCTCGCCGGCACGGCGGAAGGGCATGGGCAGCCCTTCCCATCCCAGCAGGAAGGTCTCGGCCGCGGCGATCCCCGCCACGTCGGCATAGGTCTGCGCGGCGGCGTAGAGCGATGCCAGCCCGTCGTCGGACTGCGCCAGGGCGCGGCCGATCGCCTCGACCTCCGCCTCCAGCGGGGCGCGGGCCGCGATGTCCGCCTGCAGCGCCGCGACCCCGTCCTCGCCGTCGAAATCGCCGCCGGCGGCGCGGGCGCCGAAGCCGTCCCACTCCGCCACCAGCTCCTCGACCGTGGCCAGGTGGCGGTCGCGGACCTCCGCATCCTCGCCCTCGACCGCCAGGCCGCGCAGGACGATCAGGATCTCGTCCACGATCTGCCGCGGCCGCACCTGGCGCCCGCCCAGCTCGGCACAGCGGCGGCGAAAGGCCAGCCGCGACCGCACCGTCGGCACCGCCAGGCGGTACCGCACCTTCGCCTCCGCCGCCCGGCCGACCTGGCCGGGCGGCTCCCAGGTGACGGCCTCTCCAGCCGCCAGGATCTTTGCCATGCAGTGCCCCTTGGTCCGACCTGTCGCGGTCAGTAGATGCAGAGATAGGCCTCGGCGTCGGTGCCGGAGGCGTCGAAATCCATGACCTCGGTCTTGAAGCCGCGCAGGTCGCCGCTGTCGACGCCCTTGTATTTCGCTTTCGGGATCCAGAGGCTGAAGCGGGTGCCGGCGGTGCTGCCCCAGCGGCACCACAGCCCGCGCTTGGTTCCGGCCAGCCAGTCGGCCACCGCGGCGCGGCTGCTGACCAGGGTGCGGTCGGCGGTGATCTTGCCGGTCACGGCGCGGCCGGTGGCCTGGAAGACGTCGTAGCCGTAGGTCTCCGACGGATCGTCGAAGGCATTGACGTCCACGCCCAGGTCCAGCGACAGGTCTGAGAGCGCGATCGCCGCGCCGCCCAGATAGGCCGCGCCACCGGTGAAGGGCCGCGCCCGCGCCGCCTGGTAGGTCGGCTCGCCGGGGTCTGATACGTCGGCGTCGGTCACCCACTGCCCCATCATGCTGAACTGCCATTTCGGCAGGGCGCCGGTCTGCAGCGACAGGGTGGCGGTACCCATCGAGCCGATCGACTTGCGCAGGACGGCATTGCTGGCGCCGTCGCTATGCCGGTCGTAGGCATAGATCGAGATATTCTTCAGCCCGGTCGAGCCGAAGGCGTAGAGCGCATTGGCATAGATCGAGTAGGTGGTGGTCGCGTCCAGCGGGGTCGCCCAGGCCGGCGACACCGTCGCCACCTTGGTGGTGCCGTCATAGGCGGTGATGACCGCGGTCTGGCCGGAGCCGGTGCCGCCGGTGGTGGCGATCGGCATGCCCAGATAGGCGTCGTCGACCGCGCTGGAGCCCGTCACCGCCAGGGTGATCGCGCTGGCCGCGCCCGCCTGCGCGGTGCCGGTGATGGCGGAGGCCGTCAGGGTCTCGCCCAGGGTGACGGCCTGGTAGAAAGGCGACAGCTCCGGCGCCGTGCCGGCGGTATCGCAACCGCGCAGCAGGGCGGTGCCGGTGAAGCGGGCCATGCCGCGCGTGGTCTCGCTGTCGGACTTCGACAGCGAGGACTGGAACTCGTTCGTTTCCTCGGTGTCGAAGGCGGGCACCAGCTTCGCGTCGGTCTGGAACGCGACGGCGTTGGCGCCGACCGTCGGGCTGACATCGGTGCCGGCCGTTACCTCCACCTTCGCGGTGATCGCGGCGTTTTTCGTGCGGAAATTACCGGCCATCGTCGATGTCCTCTTCGTCCCGGGCGCCGACGTTCAGGGCCGCCGCCGCGTCGTTGTCGTCGATCTCGTCGATCTCGATCGGATGCGAGATCGCCGTCGGCGGGATCTCCGCCAGCGGCGTCAGTTCGCCGGCCGCGATCATCGCGTGCTCCTCCATCTCGCCGAACGTGCGGCTGCCGCCGCGGGGAAGGCGTCGGGCCATCTGCCCCTCCTATGCCAGGGTGTAGAAATCGCCCGGTTGCTGGGCGTAGCTGATCTCGACGGTGGCCGCGCTGACCGCCATCGGCTTCCGGTCGTCGCCGGGCACCAGGTCGACCGGCTCCAGGCCGGTGACCCTGGCGTCCCAGGCCTTGCCGCCCAGGGTGCGGTCGGCCTCGACCGCCGCGCCGATCTGGGCGAACAGGGTGGCGATCGCCGGGTTCAGGGCGGCGAAGCTGTCCTGCTGCACCACGATCCCGACATCGACGGTCAGGACCCAGTCGTCGCGGTCCTGGCTCTCATCCTCCCTGGACTGGCCGCCGATCGACAGCGCCAGCGCCGGGTAGGTCACGATCCCGCCCGGGTCCGAGGTCGCGATGGTGACGCCGGAAATGCCGGCCAGGGCGGTGCCCAGGGCATCGACGACCTGCTGCAGCGCGGAGGTCGTCACAGCTGCTGCTCCAGGTCTTCGGTGACATGCGCGACCAGGCGGCGCAGGGCCTCCAGCGGCACGTCGTCCAGATAGAGCCTGGCCTTGAGCTTGATCTGCTTCGTCAGGATCGCCAGCACGGTGAAGCGGCCGCGGCCCTGATAGCGGACCATCAGCAGCCCGCCGGCAAAGGGAATGAAGGCGACCCGGCGGGCCGCGCGGATCTTGCTGCGGCTGACCTGCGGGATCAGCAGGTACTTGCCGCCCTGCGCCCTGATCTGGTCGCCGCGGACATGCGGCAGCAGGTAGTCGACGAAGCTGCCCGGGCCGTGGCCGGAGCCGAATTTCGAGTAGATCACGCCGGCATCCTTGCCCGGCGCGTCGTGATAGAGCCGCTGCCGGATCGCGTTCGCGACCTTCGAGCCGCCGCCCCTGGTACGCTTCCCGCCGGTGAAGGCGCGGGAGACGCGCCGGCGGACGATGTCCTGCACCTCCTTCGAGGTGACGGCGGTCGCCGACCTGGTCGCCGCCGCGATCGCCGCACCCTCGCGCGCCATGTCCCGCTGCAGGTTGCCCTGCAGGGCGGCGACCAGACTCGCGCTCATCGCAGGGCGCCCATCATCGCAGGCCCACCGTCCAGACGCCGTCCGCCAGCTCGGCGCCGACGACGGTGTAGCTGCTGGCGCCGATCGCCAGCGCGTCGCCGGTGGCCGGCACCGCGACCTCGGACTCGCGCAGCAGGGCACGGCGATAGGTCCGGGTGACCAGGCCCGCCTGGGTATCCTCGCTCTCGCGGCCGGTCTGGTAGATCACCGTGACGGCGACCGCCGACCCGCCCGACGGGGTGTAGGTGGCGGACGTGGCGTGCTCGTCCTCAGCGAAGAATTCTGCCAGGTCCGCCGCGCTCTCGACCGCCACCCTTACGCCCTCCGCCCCGCGGCCCGCTCAGGCCGCCGGCGTGACGTCGACGTAGTACATCTTGCCCAGCTCGAACTGAGCGAGCGCCGCCGGATTGTTGACCAGCATCTCGAAATTCCCAGACGGCGTTGCGTCGTAGAACCGCTGATCTTCCGGGATCGAATCGTCGTATTGCGTGTCGAAATGCAACTTCTTGGAATTCGGATTCCAGCACTGGGTGGTGACCGAAGTCAGGCAAAGCTTGGCACGAACACTCATCTCAAAGTCTCCCTTCAGAAACGCGAAGGGCCGCCCCGAAGGGCGGCCCTGTCGCTTGCTGCCCGATGGATCGGGCTGTGCTGCCGGATCAGGTCAGCGTGGTCAGGCAGGCATGCTGCCAGAAGCCGTAACCGACCGCGCGGCTGGCATAGACGCCATACAGGTGGCGGAAGTTCTTGAACTCTTCTTCCGACCCCTCCGCGATCGCCGACATCTGCACCGGCACCTCTTCCTGGAAGAAGAAGGGTTTGGTCATCGCGTCGGTGCGGAAAGTCGCAAACTTCGTCGTCCAGGTCAGCCGCGGATTGGCCACCAGGGTGAAGTTCAGGCCCTCGGCCGCGGCGGTCAGCACGTTGGTCCGGCCGGAACCGGTGGTTGCCACCTTCAGCGCGGCGATCGTCGCCCGCCAGAACGGGATCGGCACCATCACCACAAAGCTGGTCGCGTCCTCGTTCAGCGGCTCGCCCTGGTCATCCTTGAAGCCCAGCATCGTCTGGACGGAATTCAGGATCGCCTGCTCCATCACCGCGACGCCGGGCTTGGTGGTCGAGCCCTGCTCGGCGGTCGGCACCGCCGCATCGGCGCTGATGTCGAAGCTCAGGTCGTTCGACTGCTGGCCCGAATCGCCCTCGCTATGGTCGGTGTCGAAGAACGCCTCGCCGTCATAACAAAGCGCCGTTTCGCCGGCGATGATCGCCGCCGACATAAGGCTGTTGACATGGGTGGCGGTGCGTCGCGCCAGGTCATCGACCCGCACCATGATCTGCCCGGTCTTGTCGCGGCGCAGATCCTTGGTGGCGATCTCCAGCGTCGCCTCGTATTCCTTGTTGGTGATCGCATATTCGCTGACCCGCAGGCCCTTGGCCTTGCGGCCGTCGATCGCCTCGCGCATGGCCGGGGTCATGCCCAGCCAGTTGTAGGTTTCGGTCTGCTGGTCGCTGTTGACGTCCATCACCAGCGGGGCGACCCAGCCACGGGACAGCCCCTCCAGCGTCATGTAGTACCGGCCAATGATGGCGCGGCTGGAAAGCGCTTCGTACAAGGCTCAGCCTCCTCAGCTCGCCAGCGCGGCTTTCACCGCGAAGGCATCGAAATAGACGACGGCGGTGGTGCCGCTGACCCACCGCGCGACCCAGCCGATCAGCGAATTGCTGGTCGGCGAGGTGGTGAAGGTGGCGTCGTCGCTGGCATAGACGGCGATCATGTCGTTCGCCGTCACCGCCGATGCGCCGGTGACCGTCAGGGTCACATAGCCGCGACGGCGGACGCGGACGTTGACGTCGCCGGCATTGCCGCTGGCATTGTCCGCCTTCGCCTCGGCGAAGCCCTGGAAGGCGTCGCCGCCGGCGAGCGGCCGGGAATAGCCCGAGCCGTTCTCGCCGACCGCGGCACCGGCATAGATGATGTCGGTGGCGATCATCGGCATGTCGCTGAACTCGCCGACGCCATAGTCGCGGAGCTGGTCCGCCGCCAGGGTGGTCATGCCGCCCTCCCTTCGCTACGACGCGACAGCAGGCGAACCTGACCCCGCGCGGTTGCACGCGTCGCCGCGGCGAAGGCCTTGAAGCCGCCGGCCGGGGCGAACTCGTCGCGCAGCTTCGGCTCGCTGTCCCAGCGGGCCTGCAGCGCGGCTTCCGACAGCGGATCGGCGCCCGATGCCGCGGCGCCGCCCTCGCCGGTCGCGGTCGCGGCGTCCGGCACCTGGACCTTCGCATCCGCCGCCCGCATGCCGTCGAGGCGAGCGGCGCGGGTCTCGCGCTCCGCCGCCAGGATCCGCAGCGCCAGGTCGCCGGCCTGGGTCTGGCCGTCCTCGATCGCCGCGCGGATCATCGCCGCATGGCCGGGCGCGTCGTCGCCGGCCTTGACCAGCGCCAGCACCCGCTCGCGCTCGCTCTTCGCACCCTGGGCGCGGAACTGTGCCGCGATATCCCCGTGCTCCGCGGCCACGCGCTCCGCCGTCAGCGGCACAGCTGCCGCCGCCGACGAAGCCGCGGCTGCGGCCTCCGTGCCTTCGGTCATCCCGATCTCCTTTGTCGCCGCCGCCGCGGCCCGGTTGCTGCCGGTGGATCCCGAGCCCGCGGCGGCGAGCTCGGCCAGCACTGCTTCGAAAGAGCCGATCGCGTCGGCCATGCCGGCCGCGACCGCATCGGCACCGACCAGCGATCCGCCGCGACCGAATTCCGTCAGGACACGGTGCTCGCTGGTGCCGCGATATTTCGCGACGTCCGAAACGAATTCCTGCGCCAGGCGGTCGACCATCGTCTGGATCGGCGCCCGGCCTTCATCGGTCGTAGGGTCGACCCGCTTGTGTGGCGATTGGCTGGAGACGATCTCCACCGTGTCGCTCGATGCCTTCCGCACCCCCGCGACAACGCCGATCGAGCCCAGGGTCGCGGTGCGGGCCGTGACGATCCGGGATGCCGCCGACGCCAGCCAATAGGCGGCCGAGGCTGCCTGATCGCTGACATAGGCCACCACCGGCTTGCGCTGTGTCGCGGCACGGATCATCGCCGCCGTCTCCGCGACATCGCCGACCCGCCCGCCGGGGCTGTCGAAGGTCATCAGGATCGCCGAAATCTTCGGATCCTCGACCGCTGTCGTCAGGTCCCGCGCCAGGATCTGCAGCGAGGTCGCGCCGCTGATCTCGGTCATCATGTTGGCCCGAGGAAAGATCGGTCCCAGCACATCCAGGATCGCAACACCGTCGCGGGTAATAGCGGCCTGCGCGTTCTTCAGCGGCCGGCCCAGGCGGGCCTCGACCGCCGCCACGTCGCCTTGGCGGCGCGCCACGTCGATGATCACACCCAGCATCTCCGGCCGGATCGCCCAGGCCTCGCTGCAGATCGCGCTCAGGACGCGGCCGGGTTCGACTTCGCTCATCCCAGGTCTCCCTGTTCCAGGTCGGCGCCGGCGCCATCGACGGGCGCGTCGGCCGCCTGCGGGTCCGGTTGCATCGGGTCGACCGGCGCTGCGCCGGTCGCGGGCAGGCCGGCCTCATGGGCCAGCCGGATTTCCTTGGCCCGCTGCACCACGTTCTGTTCCCAATCGCCGCCGGTCATCTCGGCCGTCACCTGCTGGTCGGTCTTCCAGGCGCGGTCGACCATCGCGGCGTTCGCGTTCGCTTCCTTCAGCGGGTCGATCGCCGGCATGGTCGGGCCCGCCCAGTCGCAGGCGTTCCAGGCGGCGCGCAGCATCGGGTCGTCGAAATAGCCCGGCGCGCTCAACCGGCCGCGCGCCACCGCCTCGGCGATCAGCGCGTCCCAGGCCGGCTGGCACCAGGCGCCGACCAGCCAGGCGCGGCGGCGGCGGAACATCCGCCATGCCTCCAGCAGGGCCGCGCGCGAAGCGCTGTAGCTGGCGGTGAAATGACGGATCAGCACCTCATATGGGATCTCAAGCGCCACACCGACCAGGCGGGCCATCGCCATGGTGAAGCCCTCGAACGCGGCGTTCGGGCGGGCCGTGGTGAAGCTCTCCAGGCTCTCGCCGGGCTTCAGCCCCTCGACGATCTGGCCGGGCTCCAGATCGACGTCGAAGCGTTTCAGCGGCGATTTCTCGTCGGAGCCGGCCAGCGGCATCGCGTCGGCGCCGTCGTCCAGCTTCGCGACGATCGCGTAGCAGGCGGTCAGCACCGCGGCGTGCAGTTCCGCCTCGCTGTAGTCGGTGATCTGCCTCAGCGCCTCGACCACCGGCGCCAGGTAGGGCGCGCCGCGGGTCTGGCCGATCCGCTCCGGGTCGACCAGGTGAAGGATCAGCCGCTCGCCGCTGTCCTCGTCCCAGGCCGGGTAGCGGCTGTATTTCAGGGCGCCGGGGCGCAGCGCGCCCGGGTGCCGGTCGCTGATGTGATAGGCGATCGGCATGCCATCGGCATCGCCCTCGACGCCGGCGATTACCTGCGGATTCGACGCCAGGACAGTCGGCGTGTCGACCCGGTCGCCCTCGACCAGTTGCCAGGACAGGCCGTAGGCACAGCCAGGCCGCTCGCGGAACCGCCGCACCGCGAAGGCGTCGCCGCCGTCCAGGACCGACAGCAGGGCCAGGCCGGTCATCTCGCCGAAGCTCTGCTGCCGGCGGATGTCGCATTGCCGCGTGTCGGACCAGTGCCGGTATTCGCGCAGCGCCGCCCGCTCCCAGGCGTCGGCGACCTCCTCGTCCAGGCCCAGCAGCTCGCGGTCGATGCGTGGCTGCGGCTGCAGGCCGGAGCCCACCACCGCGGTCCGCACCGTCTTGAGCGCGCCGCCGCCCAGCGGGCTGTTGCGCGCCAGGTCGCGGGACCGATTGCGCAGCACGGTCAGGTCGGGCAGCAGGGCGGCATCGGCGCTCATGTCCGGTGCCGACCAGTTCTTCGTCTGCGCCCTGTCCCGCCGCGCCCCGCCATAGCCGCCGCGACCGCCATACATTGCGCCCAGCGCCGCGACCTGGACGCGCGCCTGCAGCCGGTCCCGCGCCGTCGCCGGCGAGACCCAGCCGATCACCCGGTCCAGCGCCGTCGCCTTGACCTCGATCCTCGGCACGCGCGCCATCACAGGCATCCCCGCCGGATCCGGACACGGGCGCCGCCATTGCTGGCGGCCAGGGTCAGCACCTCGACCTGGCGCTGCCAGTATTCGACCTGGCCGCGCACTTCCGCCGCGTCGGCGCGGGTAAGCTGCCGCTCGCCGATCCGATAGGATTGCGAGCCGGCCACCGCCAGCGAAGCCGCCAGCCAGGCGTCGAGCTGCGCCTGTGCCTGGGTCAGCGTGATCCCCGCCATCACGCCACCCCCCGCCCGCCGCCGGCCACGCCGCGGCCCGCCACCGTCCCCCGGCCGCCGCCCTCCGGCGCACGGCGGGCGGCCGGAGAGGCAGCCTCCCGCCGTGCTTCGCCGGACGGCCCAGGCGGAGGGGCGCGGGTACTCCCGCCAGCCGCCGGCGATCCCATTGCGGAGGTCAAGAGGTCCAGCTGGTCCGGTTCCGCCGGCGCACCGCGCGCGGCGGACAGGGCCGCCCAGTCGCTCGGCGTCATCAGGCCCATCGGCTTCAGGCCGCGCGCCCGCATCACCGGATGCTCGGCCGCAGCGCGGGCATAGACCCGGCAGTCCAGGGCCTCGTTCGGCACCCGCGGGCTCTTGATCCACTCATAGACCAGGCGCCCGCCGCGGACCGGTCGACCGACCAGCGATTCCGCCGTGAGCTGCTGGAAATAGTCCTTCGCATAGTCTTCCGGGAACGAGCAGTAGCCCATCGGCCAGGGCTCGCCCGCCGTGCGCTCGATCGCCAGCTGGCCGTACAGCGCGGCTTTCAGCGACCAGGTGCCGACATGCCAGACGCGGACCGAGCCTTTCTTCGCCCGGCCCTTGATCGTGAAGCTCTGCGCGCGGCCCGGTACGATGATGCCGGCGCCCTCGCTGCCCGTGCCCTTGATCGGGATCGCGAAGGGGCGCCCGGCACAGAAGGCATAGCCCATGTCCGGCCGATAGCCGGTGTCGATGCAGGCGACCTCGACCTGACGCGGATTGTCGCGCACGTCGGTCCAGGTCTCGCGCAGCACTTCGCCCAGCTGGCCCCAGACCGCCATCTGGTCGGTCGAGCCAGACAGGACGCGATAGTCGATCGACCAGCTGCGCTGGCCCAGGCCCCAGCCGACCACCTCCAGCTCCAGGCGGTCGCCCTGGACGTCGACGCCGGCGGTCAGGAACAGCACGCCCTCGGGCAGGCTGTTGCGGCGATACTCACCGCGGCGGCGCTCGTACAGCAGCTCGGCATCCGGCGCGTCGCCCTTCACGTCGAAGGACTTGCCCAGGGTCAGGTTGTCGAAGGCCTTCAGCGCCTCCGGATCGCCCTGCGAATCCCACCACTCGGCGGCGAGCTGGTCCCAGGTGACGAAGGGGCTGGAAAGCGCATCGATATGGAAGGACGGGTAGCGGCCGGGGCCGGGATTGGTGGCCCGCCAGCGGCCCTTGCTCAGCATGTCGCGCTTCGCCGAATGCTCGATCACGCAACCGTTCGCCGCGCAGACGTAGTGCGCGCGGTACGGCTGGGCGCCTTCGAACGCCAGGCGCTGCCATTCCAGCACCTGGTAGCTGCCGCAATGCGGGCAGGGCATCTCCCAGACCCGCTGGTCGCCGCCCTCATAGCCGGCGTCGATGCGGCTGGAGCCCTTCACCGTCGGCGTGCTGACGTCCAGGTGCTTGTAGGTGCCGGAGGCCAGGAAGGCTTTGTAGCGGGCGCGGGCCATCCGCATCGGGTCGCCCTGGCCGCCGACGTCGCGCGGCCAGTCGTCGATCTCCTCGGCGTAGAGGTAGCGCACCGTGCGGGCACGCAGGCCAGGCGCCGAGGTGGCGCCGGTGATCGCGTCGAAGCCGCCGCCCAGGAAGCGCTTGCGCAGCACGGTCGAGCCGTCGGTGGAGCGGCTGCGCGGATCCATGATCCGGCCCTTCGCGGCATCGCACTTGTCGATCGAGGGCTGCAGTTTCTCGCCCGCCCAGTCCTTCGCCAGGCTCTCGGTCGGGAAAACGGTCAGCATCGTGGTCGGCGCGACCGAGCCGACATACAGGGTCCAGGCGATGCCGACCATGGTGGCGCCGACCTGGGCGGACTTGCGCACCACGACCCGGTTGTGCGGCGCATGCGGCGCCAGGCAGTCCAGCACCTCCGGCCAGAACGGCGTCAGGTCCGGGTCCCACAGCTCGCCTTCCTGCGGCCCGTCGGCGACGATCACATGCTTGGCCGCCCAGGCCGAGGGCGCGATCTCCGGATCCGGGCGGATGCCCAGCGCCAGGGCGCCGCAGACCAGCAGTAGTGCCGCCTTACGCATCTTCGGCATCCTCATCGACCCCCGCCGTCATCGCTGTCGCGATCTCCTCCGCCACCCGGCGCGCGTGCTGGCGCAGCAGGCCGCGCACCAGGCCGACATCGGCGCCGCATGCCTCCGCGATCGCGTCGGCGCCGTTCTCCAGCCGCTCCAGGCCCGACCGGATCCGGCGGCCCGCGGCGACCATCGCCTCCTCGACTTCGCGCCGGTCGATCACCAGGCCCTTCGCCCGGGCCAGCTCCATTTCCTTGCGTTCGGCATCGGCCTGCGCCGCCCGGGTGCGGGCGTCGCGATAGGCGTCGGACTCGATCGGCTCGGGCTCGGGCGCCGGCGGCACGTCGCGCAGCGCCTGGCCGGGATCGCGGCCCTGCCGCCATTCCAGCTCGGCCTGCGGCCAGACGATCTTGCGGCCGGCCCTGGCGCGATCGCTCAGGCGCTCGTCCGCGACCTGGGACACACGGGCCGCGCTCACGCCCAGGCGCCGTGCGAACTCCGACCGCGTGATCACTTCAGCCTGCATGAACGAAAAAAGCCGCAGTTTCCTGCGGCTTCCCTGTCGTCGCCTTAACGGCGAATGAAACTTAACCCTCTGACCTTTAAGGCTTTTCAGCCCCTGACTGACTACGCAACCCGCGGACTAGCCGCCACCGCATGCGGTTGAGGCCCCGGGAGGACCCGCCACTGGCCGAAGACCTCGACGAGCGGGCCGCCGAGGGCGCGGACGTCGGACAGGTCGGCGTAGCGGGCGAGGCGCCGCCACCAGCGGACCCCATCCTCGACCGGACGGTGCGCCGCCGACGGCAACCCCGCCGGATCGTAATCGTGCCAGTAGGCGCGGGCGCCGGACCAGCAGTCCATGCCGGCCAGCAACACCGGCGCACAGCCGATCGCGATCGCGATCTGCGTCGCCCAGGTGGCCGACAGGCCAGAGAACTTGATCCGGCCGCAGTCGACGTCGCTCAGGTCGCGCTCGATCGACAGCTTGAGGCCCGGCAGGTCCGCGACGAACGGCCAAGCCGGCCGGTCGCAGAACACCGTGAGGTCGGTCGGCCGATATCGGGCCGCGTGGTGATTGATTCCGAAAGTCACCGGGCCAAGGCCCAGGACGCTATCCCACTCCGCCGGCGCATGCTCGCCGCCGCCGATGATCAGGGCGGGCCGGCCGCCGAAGCGGGCCCGCAGGTCCTCGATCAGCAGCATGGCAGCCCCGGAAAAGCGAACGGCCCGGCGAGCCGAAGCTGCCGGGCCGTTCGCTGGTGCCCGTCTACCGGGCGCAATTCACCGTCAAG